GCGTTAACTTTCTCACGTGCTTTTTCATTATGGCCAATGTAATTCACAATTGGTAATTACCAATTTTTAATGTAAAGCATAAATGTCCGTGGAAGTAATTCTTTCCAGCTTTTATCAAACATTTTATCTAGATTACTTGCATCTTTAAAATATAATCTATTCAAATCATTTAATGGTTTAACAAACGAATCTCGCCATTGTACAAAGCGTTGGTCGCTTCCATAAAAAGAATCCCAGTTGACTCTTGCAGCAGTAAATCGTACTTGTGTTGCTATGAAGTTTAAGTTATCTTCATGTAATATATTAAACTCTGCACCATTAGCTGAAACTTTCAAATAATCTATATGATTAATATCATAATAATCAATAAATTCTCCAAGCGATAATAGTTTAACACCATCGTCCGCACCTGCAAGCGAAAGGTCAGAATCAGTGCGTCCCATAGCTGCATGAATAGGAATAAGTTTAGGTAATTCATCTTGCATTTGGCTGATATAAGTTTCAGAACAATTTTTAATTGCGCTCTTAAGTAACTTACGATTTGGTTCAACTGCAAAAACGCGTTTAGCACCAGCATCTAAAGCTTTAGCTGAAAACATCCCAATGTTAGCACCGATATCTACACAAACATCGTCAGGTAAAATCTCGTACCACCAGTCGTAATCTTTCTGTACAAAGAAGGTGTTATATAAGCTATTGATATGATTAATAGACAAGTCTGCAGTGTCTAGTTCGAATGTGAGGTTCTTGGGATTTGAAAACATAATTTAGTTCGCCTTTTATAAATAGTATAATAAACAATCACCGGATTATTTTATGATTAATAATTATTTATCTTCAGCTGGCTTTAAGATAGTTTTTAAAAGGCTACCAAATGTAGAATTTTTCTCAAACAAGATTCTATTGCCATCTGTTACCACAAACGCTGTTAAAAGTGATACACCTCTGCGTGCTTATTATTCAGTAGGTGACCATTTAAATTACGCCGATTTAGATTTGACTTTCATCATTGACGAGAATATGGCAAACTATCGTGAAATTTTTGAATGGTTAAAAGGTATTGGTTCTCCTGATTCTTTAGACCAATATGACAAACTGAAGGATAGCGCTGATGGAGATGTATCGGACGTTACTATTATGATTTTAAACAGCCATAAGAATCCAAATTTAGAAGTCACATTTCTAAATGCAATGCCGATTGGTTTAACACCTGTCAGTTTAGACCTATCTAACCAGGATGTGATTTATCCTGAAGCTACCGTAACAATGCGCTACGACGCATTTGATATAAAACTACTGTAATTAACAGGTTGACAAATGCCTTTAAATAGTATATAATATACATTTAAAAGTTAACAACGAGTTTCGATATGGATACAAATGATATAGCTGCCTTATGGGCAAAAGACTCCGTGATAGATGAAACTAATCTAGTAGGCGAGTCAAAGAAAATTCCACAACTACATAGTAAATACTATAATCTATTTTATAAAGAGGTTCTTCGTGTTAAAAAACTCAAAGCTGAATACAAAGAGCTTGAGCGATTAAAACGTGAGTATTACGATGGTAGTATGGCTGAAGAAGATTTAAGAGAACAAGGTTGGAAGCCTTTTCGTCTGAAAGTTTTACGTAATGATGTGGATAAATATATACAGAGTGATAAAGATATTATTAAGTTGAGTTTGACTATTGACTATCATACAGCAAATTCAAACTATCTTGAAGATATTATTCGTACATTACACAGTCGTAATTTTATTATTAAAAATATGATTGATATGCTGAAGTTCCAAGCAGGTGATTATTAATGATTAAATGGTTTCAAAGACTAATTGAAAAACCTTTAGAAGAAAACAGGTTTGACCAAGCGGTTATGCACAACTTACCAACAATGGAAGAAGAAGCAGACCCTGAAGATCTCACTTTAGAAAACGCTTATCGTACCCGATGGGTTTGGTACCATACAATTTTAGCTCTACTTATATTTTTTACAAACATTATATTATTTGGCATATTTTTGCTATTAGCTATTAAGTTATGAGTGAACAGATTACAATTGAGCCGATAAACTCTGTGCATATGAAAGTTGTTGCTAATAGTGGCACCCTCATGGAATTAGCAGAAAGTTTTTCCTTCCGACCAGAAGGCTATCAGTTTGTACCTGCGTATAAGAATCGTGTATGGGATGGTATTATTCGTTTATTCCAACCAATGAGACCAGTACTTTATGTTGGTCTATATCCACATCTTAAAAAATTCTGTGACGACCGAGGATATTTCTTATCAGCTCCAGACCATATTGGATTAGATGAAGAATTTGATGATGATTATCCAATACAACTAGCAGAAGAAATCAATTGTAAATTTAAGCCTCGTGATTATCAGTGTGATTATGTTTTAAACGCGCTTCGTAAAAGACGCTCTCTCAGTTTATCGCCGACTTCATCAGGCAAGTCGTTAATCATTTATCTTATCCAACAACATTACTTCCAAGCATTTGGACATCGAACATTAATTATCGTGCCGACCATCTCATTAGTACACCAAATGAAAGGTGACTTTATAGATTATGGTTGTGACGAAAACGACATCTATACTATTCAAGGTGGTGTAGATAAAAATACAAGCTCACCGATTGTCATATCTACATGGCAATCATTAGTTAAATTAAAGAAAGATTGGTTTGACCAATTCAGTGTAGTACTTGGTGATGAAGCTCACACCTTCCAAGCAAAGAGCTTAACTAAGATTATGGAATCATTAACTGATTGTGAATATCGCCATGGCTTTACAGGTACACTAAAATCATCTGAAAGCAAGACTCATAGATTAGTCTTAGAAGGTTGCTTTGGTGAAGTCAAACGATTTGTGAATACAAAAGAACTTATGGATAAAGGAACTGTTGCTGATTTTAAAGTCAAAGCAATTGTTCTATCTCATAATAACGATACAAGAAAGAAATTCAAAGACGCGCTCAAAAATTTAGATGGCACAAAGAAGTGGCCAGCAGAACGAGAGTTTATTGTCAACCATGAGAAACGAAATAACTTTATTAAGAATCTCGTTCATAGTTTGGAAGGCCAAAATAATTTGATACTATTTGATTTGGTTGAAAAGCATGGTAAGGTCTTAGAACCTTTGCTGCGCAAAGAAGGTCGCCAACTTCATTTTATCTATGGTGGAACGAAAGGTACGGAGCGTGAAGAAATCAGGCACTTAGTTGAGAATGACAAAGAGAAGCGACATGACATACTTGCTTCTTATGGTGTGTTCTCTACTGGTGTGAATTTGAAAAGACTAGACAATGTGATATTTGCAACTGGCTCGAAGAGTGAAATCAAGGTGTTGCAATCTATTGGAAGGACTTTGAGGAAGGCCGACGACTCGACCGAGGCTGTTTTATATGATATTACCGACGACCTCTCCGTCGGAAGTTTTGAAAATTATACGTTAAAACATTTTAAGAAGAGGATTGACATCTATGGGAGCGAGGAGTTCCCATTTAAGATATACACTATTGAGATTTAACTATAATACTATATACCTTTAAGGTTGATAACCTAATTATAACACAATTTTCTAGTTTGTCAACCCTTTTTTTAAAAAAAGTTAAAATAATTTCAGGGGTTGACAAATCACTGTTTTTATGTTATAATTAAACCTTCTAATAAACTTGTACAACAAGGAATCAAAATGGCAAGAAAACGCAATTATGTGAATAATCCAGACTTGCTTCAAGCGCTTATAGACTACAGAGCTGCTTGTAAAGAAGCAGAAGACGCTGGAGATAAGAATCCTCAAGTACCAGAATATATTGGAAAGTGCATTCTACTTATTGCAACTAGACTGGCAACTAAACCAAACTTTTCTGGCTACTCGTATAAAGAAGAAATGATTTCAGACGGTATTGAAAACTGTCTACAATACATACACAATTTTGACCCGGAAAAATCGCAGAATCCATTTGCGTATTTTACTCAAATCATTTGGTATGCTTTTCTTCGTAGAATACAAAAAGAAAAGAAGCAGACTTATATCAAGTTCAAGGCTTCTCAAAACATGTTAACTCAGAACATCATCAACGATAGCACAGACGCTACTATTCCGATGAATGAACCACCTGAGTATATTAGTCGATTCATTGATGAATTTGAATCTAAATTTAAAAAAGGAACGAACGATAAGAAATGAAAAAAATCTTAATTTGCGGGCTTCCTGGTTCAGGCAAGAGTTACCTTGCAGAACCGTTGGCTGAGGAATTGGGCGGTGTTTGGATTAACGCTGACCAAGTACGCGAATACTACGACGACTGGGATTTTTCGGAAGAAGGTCGTATGAGACAAGCAATGAGAATGAAATATCTTGCTGATGGCGTTACGCGAGCTGGAAAATATGCTATCACAGATTTTGTTTGTCCGTTTGAAAAAGCTCGAGCAGATTTTGGCGCAGACTATCTTGTATGGATGGATACAATTAAAGAAGGTCGGTTTGAAGATACTAATAAAATCTTTGAAACACCAGAAGTTGTAGACCATATCGTACACACATGGCTACCAGATACACACGTATCTATGGCACGAGTCATTAAGGCGAAATATGAGTGATGTTAGTGCTAAGCGACATTTGGCGAAAGCTGTTACATGGAGAATTATTGCAAGTATTACAACTGCAGCGATAGCTTGGTTCTTCGGATTACCACCCAAAGCTGTAGGCGCAGTGTTCATTGCAGACCTTATAATAAAATTCGTACTATACTATGGCCACGAAAGATTATGGTATAAGTACATCAAATATGGAGTAAGAAATGATTGAACCGGAAGACATGTTCGATTACAAGAAACCAACAGTTCAGATGTTGGGTAGATGGCAGCCATGGCATGATGGCCATACAGAATTATTTAAAAAAGCCTTGACAATCACGGGACAAGTTGTTATAATGGTACGTGACGTGTTTAATTTCGATGGTGATGCAGGAGCAGGTCGTACAGGAGTACAAGACGACAATCCATTTGGAATGATACAGACTGTTGAAGGTATTGAAAAAGGATTAGCAGAACACGGTTATATGAATGGTCGTGAGTATATGATTTTGGAAGTACCAAACATTGTCGATATTAGTTATGGCCGCGGAGTCGGTTATACATTTACAGAGCACGACTTAGGTAAAGATATCCACGATATTTCAGCAACAAAGATTCGTGCAAAAATGAGAGAAGAAGGTAAATTATGAAATTAGTATACTACCCCGATGAGATTCTATCCAAGGCAGCTACACCTATTGATGTTGAGAATCCTCAAGTCGATTTAGTTCAACTCAAAGAAGATATGCTTGACGTGATGATGAAGAATCGCGGACTTGGTTTATCTGCTTGTCAAGTTGGATTGCCTTGGAAAGTTTTCGTTATGGGTGAAACAAAAGAAGCTGCCATTATGGTAGTCAATCCTGAGATTATTGCTTATAGTGAAGAAACAAACAACGAACCAGAAGGTTGTTTAAGTTTTCCGGATGTATTTTTACGAGTCAATAGGCCGAACACAGTTTCAGCAAAATGGCTTGATGAAAATCTAAAACCTCAAGAAGGTACAATCGAAGGATACGGAGCTCGATGTTTCTTACATGAGCATGACCATCTTATGGGGGTAGTATACAAAGACAAAGTATCTCGCTTGAAGTGGGATAGAGCTCAAAAGAAAAAAGAAAAAATCGTAAAGCAGCGTAGACAAGTAATGCAGTATATTCGCAACATGGAAGAGTTTGAAAAGAATAGAACACTCGACCCTGCTGAAGAAGTGGATAAGAAAAAAGCATCTACTACGCTCGACCTTAATACGGGAGACTAAATGAAAATAGCAATTGTCACCGACTTACATTTCGGTGCGAGAGGAGATAGTCGTGTCTTTCACGAAGTTCAAAGAAAGTTTTTCCAAGAAGTATTTTTTCCATACTTGGATAAAAATGGTATTACCACTGTATTTGATTTGGGCGATACTTTTGATAGGCGTAAGTATGTCAACTTCGTAAGCTTACAAAGGTGCCGTGAGTTCTTCTTTGATGAACTTGACAAGAGAGACATTGATTTTCATTGTTTAATTGGTAACCACGATATCTATTATACCAATACAAACGAAGTCAACAGTATGAATCTATTACTGCAAGACTATAAAAACTTTAATCTTTACGAAGATAAAGCAGAACACTTAACTCTTGGAAGTACTACATTTTTAATGCTTCCTTGGATTAATAAAGAGAACGCAGAATACAATTACAAGATGTTAGCTGAAAGTAATGCTGATGTTGTTATGGGTCACTTGGAAGTTAAAGGGTTTGAAATGATGAAAGGTATTCTTTGTACTCATGGTACTGAGATGGAAGTCTTTAAGAATTTTGAAGATGTTTACTCTGGCCATTTTCATCACCCATCTCGTTATGGTAATGTAGAATACTTAGGTGCGCCTTATGAAATGATGTGGGGTGACTATGGTGGTAGCAGAGGCTTTCATATCTTTGATACTGAAGACCGAAGCATGACCAAAATTGAAAATCCAAATCGTGTCTTTTATAAAATTGATTATGATGATTCTGACTGGACAGTTGACGATGTAGCTAACTTCGATGTCGACCAATATAAAGACACTTTTGTAAAAGTCATTGTGAAAAACCGTACCAATGCTTATTTGTATGACTTATTCATGAGTCGTATGAGTGACTGTGGCGCAGTCGATGTAAAAGCCATCGACGATAATTTGAATCTAGAACATGCTGGAGTCGATGAAATACTAGACGAAACAAAAGATACCGGTGAAATTTTACACCAGTATATAGATAGTATAGAGACCAATGTTGATAAAACACGTATCAAACAGGTCATCGACGATTTATATCATGAGGCGCTTAGTTTATAATGCGAATACATTTTAAGAAGATTAAATATAAAAACATCTTATCTACGGGGAACTCATTTACAACAATCAATTTTGACACCAAGCCAACCACACTTATCAGTGGTACTAATGGCTCTGGTAAATCGACATTGCTTGATGCGATTGTTTATGGTCTATACGACCGACCTTTCCGTAAAGTCAGTAAAGTTCAGCTGATTAATACAATCAATGCTAAAGAGTTATTGGTTGAGTTATACTTCTCAGCCGGTGGACACA